CAGGGTTATACAGAATATGTGTTCCATTACCATTGATGTACTTGTCTATTCCACCAAGACTAAACCTAGCCATTGTTCCAGAGTTGTTCCTATTACAAGCTAAATTCCAATTACTTGTAGTGTTAGTAATATTTTGACTTCTAACCATATTAGTAACATTCCACAATCCGTCATTGAACGTACCAGCAGTAGCCAAATAAACAAACACTGCTTCACCACCAGCAACAGTCTTAGCCGCATTAGTTGTACTTCCTGTATAACATGCGAACTGATGTGATGTGTTATAAATACACGCAGTTGTTGCACCAGTCTCATTGTAATAAGCACTCAATCCTCTAGTTCTTCCAGTATTACCCATGATTGTCCAACCACTAAGCAAACTATGAAATGTTGAATCAGTACTATACGTGTAACCAAGACCAGTCATATTAGTTTCTCTTCCAGCCTTATCAAAAGCTGTAACAAGAATCTTATAAGTTGTATCACCTAACAAAACACTCATGTTAGTAGACAATATAGCCTGTGTTGTAACATTCTTCTCAACATAAGTTGCATTAACATAATTAGTGTCAAAGAACCTATACCTATACCTACTGAAATTAACATCTGCACTAGTCTGATTAATACCAAACTGTGGCGTGTAATCAGTGCTTGTACTTCCATTAGTTATAATATAACTAAAGTCAGTTAACCACAAAGCAGCATCAATAAAGAATGCACCAGGGTTAACACTATCAATAAACACTGTTCTTGAACTTACAGTACCAGTATTACCTGCACTATCATTACAAGAAGCACTCCACACATAAGCTCCACTACCATTATCTGGAAAAGCTGAACTGCCACCAAAATAAGTAAAACTAAAATCAGTGTCATTAGTGTAAGCAACTCCAGTATAAGCCTGACTAGCACCTGAATTGTTATCTGAAGCATTCATTGTTGAAGTCAGAACACAAAAACCAGCATTGTCATCCTTAACTGTTAAGTTAATCTTTACCGCACCACTAAGTAACCATTTGTTATTAGCAGGATAAGCTGTAACTATCTCAGGGTCAACTGTGTCAACTCCAAAATAATATGGGTCATTAGCCATTGAAGAATTTGAAGTAGTTCCTGTACCCCATGCTCCCTCACCATTCTCTGTAGAGTTACAAAATACATTCCATCCAACTCCTAAAGCTGCAGTATCACTAACAGTTCTAGTACTAAAAGTCTTTAAAGTGTTATTAGCAACACCACTATCAGTCTCTATTTGTGACCATGTTCCACTTTCGCTTGAATACAAAACACATCTATGTGTTGTAGTATTGCCAGTTACATTAAAAGCGTAACTTACACTAGCACTATCTAAAACAGTTGCATTACCAGGACTTTTTAAAGTAACCACAGTAGTTGCACTCGCTATAGATATACTAAACAAAAATGTGAACAACATAGTCATCAATAATAATTTATTAATCTTCATGATATGTTCACCTCAAATTGATTGCAGGAGCATTTGTTGTTGTAGCTTCTACCATTGTTACTGACACCTTTTGAGGTGTAGTTGTAGATGCAGTTAAAGTAACTGTATTCTGTCCAAAATATGCTCCACTAACTTTAATTACTATAACATCTCCTGTTGAATAACCGCTTGCCAAATTAGCCATATCTAATATAGCCTTCCCACCACTCACGGTTGCAGTAGTAGTTTCTCCATTTGTTCTATTATAAGCAGTTACTGTAGCTCCAGCATTAGCATTAGTACAAGTAACTCCTATAGGTTTTGGTATTCTTGGCGTAACCATTTTTAGCTACCTCCCTTCGCCAAAACTTTAATAGTTGTATTGGCAGCAGTTGTCTCAATAACAATACTCCTAAACTGCATTACAGTATCATAATATCCTGCAGTACTCACAGTTATAGGGTCTGTCAAAGTAATCCCATTAATTTGGGTTATGAGAACAATCGCACTTGGTCTAATGCTTATCTGATAAGCTCCACTACCACCTAAATCATAATAATAAGTAGTAGCGGTGTCTGTTTCGTCATTAACAAAATCAAAAGTAACCTTACTTCCAATCGTTGGAATCTTAGGTTCTTTATTCTCTGCTTTATGAGGAAACAGTCTTGCATGTTCTTTAGGACTTCCCATATATTACACCTTTATTTTTTTTCTTCAACTGGTTTAGGTTTATTTCTTAAACCAGCTCTCTTGTAAGTAGGCTTCTTTCTTGCAGCAGGACTTTCTTCAATCTTCTTCAAAGTCTGTGCTATACAAGATTTCTTAGCCTCCTCAGCTTTCTTCTTGTCATCGGCACTTAAAACTATTTCAGTACCATCCTTGTAATGTGAAAAGACTTTATCTCCTGTCTTAGGATTAAAATAACATCGGTCCACATCAATTTCTTTCTTTGCCATTCATATCACCTATTTATTTGTAGATAACAAACATAAATCCATCATCATTAGCTGTACCTGCAATTAAAGTAATCACATTACCTGTCCAACTACAATAAATAACTTCGTCTGTATCTGTCTGATTGTTAGCTGATGCATAAATTATTCTTTTTGCACCATCTATTGTTAATGTAGTACCTGAAGTCTGAACATCTGTTAACTCATACACTCTAGTATTACAATTACCTAATGTTCCTTTGGAATCATCTACTACTTTTGAACTAAAAGCCATTTTTTCATCACCTTCCTATTAAAAACGCAAACCCATCATCATCATTAGTGGCAGTATCAAATGTTACAACATTTGTTCCACCTGTACCAATAGCTGCAAATATTCTCTCATCTGTATCTGTCTGATTATTTGCCTCAGCATGAATCACAGTTCTCCAACCTTGAACAGTTAAAATACTTGAAGAGTCATCTTGAACATCAGTTAATTGATACACTCTGAACTTATAATTGCCTGCCATAGGTCCTTGTTCTATTATTTCTGAACTAAACGCCATCGTTTATCACCTGTTTAATTTAAATAAAAAAAAATAAAAAATTACACCGATTTTATGGTGCTGTTATATTCCACAATAACACTTGGGAATCAAATCTTGTCATAACAAATGTACCATAAGTCTTGTAATATCCACCTACAGCATCTGCTCTGCTTGTTCCACCAGCATTTGTTGCAGTTGTACTATCTCCAACTCCACCTATTGGCACATGCGTTTGGTCCACTCCACCAACAGATTTGAAAACAACTTCTTTCATATCAAGAAGATACATTGAATTATCTGCATCTGTACTTCTATCAAAAGAACCGTCATTTATGTATCCATTGTAGGACATACGCTTTGACCTAACTATTGGAATTCCTCTGTAAGTTCTTACTCGGAATCCAGCAGTAATCTCAACACTACCCATGAATCTCTGTTGTGGTTGTAGCAAAGCATCAATCTCATCTGCTCTTTCAAAAGAACATAAGAATATTGGGCTTGCATCTAGTCTAGCTTTTTCTTGCACTGTAATAGCAGCATTCAAATCAGCAATGTCTAGAACTCCTGTTGCAGTTCCACTTATACCACAATCAACAGTACCAACATCCAAATATGTTACTCCACTTCCTTTAGCAATACCATAAGTTGATGTTACATCTCCACCAACAGTATAAGAAGTCATAAGCTGAAGCAATCCAGGATAACTTCCTGATACTCCACTTGTACCATCTGCACCATTAACGAAAGCCTGTTCTTCAACCAAATTCATCTTACTAATAATGTTAGAAGCTTCTTTTCCTAGAACGTCAAAGAAACCAGCAGCAACCATTAAGCCTGAAACTTCATAGTCTCCCCTGAACATCTTATATGCTGCTGAAAGCTGTGACCTGTATGTACTTGCAGGTTCTGCAGCATCTCCTTCAGTATAAAAAGCAGCACTTGTAGGAAGAGCTGTTTCTAGAATCCATGAGTAAACTAAACTACCAGGAATCATACTTTCCCTTCTAACTAATTGTCTAAATTCTGTATTTCTTGAAAACGCATCTCTTATAATAGAGTCTGCGATTTTTTGGGTTTCAACTGTACCAGCATCTCCTGCTGTAGCAGTGTTGAAAGAGCCAGTTACATTACGATAAAGTACATTTGAATTAGCTGCATCACCAGCACCCAACATGTCTCTTACCTTCATAAAAGCACTTACCATCTATATCACCTATTTTGTTTATAATCTTACACTATGTTTTATTCTAATATCTGCATTCCCATCATTCAAAATCGCTTGTCTTTGAGCAAATTCTCTTTGACTTTCTCCAGCCAAAGGTTTTTTGTGTAAAGCAAACTCACGCTGTAACTCTAATATCTGACCATAAGTATCATTGATATTACTATTATATACTTTACGAGGACCTGTTCCTGCCTCACCATCACTAGTAGGTCTTTTTACTTGTTCCATATAATCATCATAACCTTTCTTAATATCCCCTAAAGCCTTCATTCCTTCTTCATTAACTTCAGAATTAGGTGTTGGAGTTATTGGTTCATTATACTTATCTTCTTGAGGAACAATACTTTTAGGTTGACCTTCCACTTGTGGTTGTTCATTACCTTGAGTTACTTCTTCTCTCTTACTCTTCAAATCTTCAATCTGTTTCTTGTAGTTTTCAATCTCGTTATCCCTGTCTCTTTTAGATAGTACCTCATTAACTTTCTTTTCAACTTCAGCACTAACATCCACTTTATCAGATTTTTGCTCAACAACTTTCTCTTTAGGAGCTTCCTTCACAGGAGCCTCCTTAATAACATCTTTCTTTTCATCCGTTTCCATTGTTCTCACCTTCATAAACTCTCCCAAGCTTCTCATACATACCTCAGTAAACTGATTGTCTGGTAGAGCTGGATTATCAGTGTAGCTCACACCATACAAGTTCACCTTATCAATATAACTTAATTCATTACCATTATCATCTGTTTTTGTTACAACATCATCTGGTAAAATATCAAAATTAATACTATAGCCTTTCAAATGACCATCCAATAAACTTCCTGTAATCGCATCATAATAATTCTTATGCTCCTCATCAACCTTCTTAAAATGAGGATTAGTCTCAGTACCCAATATGAGTCCATTCTCATCAATATCAAAATCAGTAAGTTTAGCTAATGGAAGTTTTTTCATTTTCAAAGCATTCTTAACATCACTAATATCATCATCTTCAAAATTATACTTCTTAGCAAGACTAAGAATACCTAAGTCAGTTGCTGTAGTGTGCATTCCATCAACAAAAATAGAACGATTCATTAACTGTTTCTTCATATCACCAATACAATTTTCTGTAAAAATACTCCTAAAACTTCTTATACTACCATCTGGTCTTTTTTGAAAATTATAAACATCAGGTCTGTTCTTCATGCTAGCATAACCTTTAACATACACTTTATCCTTTTCTTCACCTTTACCACTTCTTACTTGAATAAAACTTGAATATGCTTTCATAATCACTCACCTTGATTTTTTTATGATAGGATGCCTGCAAGTGCTTGTCTTGTTTCTTCCTTTGCCACCAAGCTTAGCTCCTCTTTGACTACCATCTTTTCTTCCAAATCCTTTTCTATTTTTTATCATTTTTTACCTACCATTTATTTAATTAATACACATAAGGAAAATTGTTGAAACTAGTCAAACTTCTAGTTTTCATATTCTTCTCCTTTGTCTTCTTTGCTCCAGCATCACTAGTACCACTCTGATTCAAATTAGTTTTCATCTCACTCTTACTTGATGCTTCTCTACTAGGACTAGTTAGGTTTCTAGCAGCTTGATTCCCAACAGCCTCCATTGGCTCTTCTTTAATAAAATCTTCAGCATTAACATCTGTAATACCATTCCTTCTCAAATATCTAACAATAGCTTCAGGCTCAACATTCATCCCCTTAAGCATACTAGCATTCTTAAAACTCTGTTCCTCATTCTTATTTGTTGGAGGATTAAAACTGAACTTAACATGACTAAATCCTAAAGCAGGCAACAACTCAAGATTAAACTTATCTTCAATCTTCTGCTGAATCTTCTTAACTCTTGTTTCAAAAGAAAATATTTGTGCTTCGCTATTACCACGATTAGCACCAGAATTATTAACAATACCCACCCACACAGGAGGCACTCTAGTAATCATCAATACTGATTCTCTCAAGTACTCAAGCACCCACTGAAGTCCTTGTTCATTACCAAACTTAGCACTTATCTGCTTAACCTCAGTACTGCTCTCAGCATTACCATAACTAATAACTGGTCTTGCAGGTTGTGTCTTTGCTCTCCAAATAATCTGCCTTGCTTCCTCATACTGTTCCTTACTAGCACCCTTCAAATGAATAAAAACTTCAGGATGCAAATTCATAAATAATTGGTCTAAATAATTAAAACTGTTTTGTTTAGTAGCCCATATCCTAGCAATAGGTTCAAGTGGTGTTTCTGAATAAACTCTACTACCCATCCACTTCATCCTAAAATGAATAACTCCATCAGCAGTAAAAGGTATAGGCTTAACAGCAGAGTTTGATGGTCTTTGAACATAACCAACAATCTTTCCATGAGCATCATAAACTATTCTCATTTCAGTAGTCTCTAAAGGATGTAACTCATCAATAAGAGTTCCTGTAGTTCTTCTAAGTTCTAAGAAAGCATCACCATAAGTTATCATTTGGTAAATTAAGTTATCAAGAATTGAATTAAATTTTAAAATGTCAAACCTTTTAAACATCTTGTTTATTTCGGTTTTAGAAAGAGTTTTGTCATTGGTTCTGGCTACGAGGTCCCAACCATTTCTAGTAACCATATCAACAGTAGTGTCCATTGCGGTAGCGATGACTTCATCACGCTTCCACATGTCTTCCATAATCTTATAATTATTTGGTGGTTGCACTCCATCTACTACAGGAGCATTGTTGAAATCTTTGACTATACCACGAGAAGCTCTCACTTCCATGAATGAATTTGTTATTGAGTAAGGCATAAATATGATAAGCCCTAACCTTATACAGGTTAGAGCAAACTATTATAATGATAACTTAAACTATGCAAAGCACAATGTATATGTCCCTATATAAAGGTTTGGATTTGCATGTTTTAACCTATGCTTTTGAAACTATGGTTTGTAGAGGATAAACATACGAAATAAAACAGTCCTTTTAGACTAAGTGACTTTTACTATCTTTTATAGCATCAGCCATCTTCTTTTTAGCTTCACGAATATGCTTCTTATAATCATTAATCTGATTTTGTGCAGAATCAATACTACTTTTAGCCACATTATTCTGCATAAGATTATTCTTCTTCTCAACCTTCAGTCTTTCTAAAAGACCTTTACGCATGAACTTAAACTTTCTAACCATATACTCTTTCCATTCTTCAGTATCAACATACTTATCACCATGCTTAGGATACAATCTTATGAGCATATTAACTTCTTCTTCATCAAGTACAGACTTCTCAACAGCTACATCCAACTGCTTATTAAGTATATCAATAGATATATTGTATTTATCTATGTTTGCTTCTTCTACTTTGATATTACCCTTATTAACCTTTATAACATCTTTCCAACCATCCTCTGGATTCTTATATACAAAGGGGTCAACCTTTCCTTCTTGTTTTGTTTCTTCCATTTCTTACACCTCGTTTACCCAAATGGGTTTCTTACAAAATTATCACTACTACTATGCAAAGGACCTTTATCCACCCTTGCACTACCACTACTAATATCAAAACTTTGATTAAAATCTTTAACCTTTTCCTCTTCTTCCATTATACCACCCCAACCACTCCCCTCATCATCAAAAAAAGGAATAGTAGCAAACACATCAGAGTCAATACAATCATCACTCCCACTAGGTGGCTTACTAATAATATAATTAATCTTCTCCTGGACCTGCTGCAAGCACATCATCTCTTCCTTAAGCAAAGCTAAAGGATAACTAATCAAATCACCATTCTTCAACATAGCCTTATAAGTATGATAAGCACTATTCTTACTTCCCATGTTACCACCACTAAACCTATAAGGAAATACTGGGTAACCTTCTCTCTTACACCACTTAACAAACATATCACTAACACTACTTTCTTCTGGTACTAGCCATTGAACATTATACCTCTTACACAATCTAGGAATACTATCATCATTATTAGGATTCATCAACTCATTATTATCAAAACCAACAGGAAAATGTCTTTGGTACAAAATTCTAATCTTACCACGATGCTTAGTCTTAACAGTAACAACAGTCTTACAAGTACTAATACCAAAATCAACACCTATACTACAAGGACTCTTATCCCACTCATACAAGCTACTAAGACTACTATCAAACAAGCTTTCAACATCTTCAAGCTTAAAGAAAGAATCTTGTACTACTGTGAAGTCAGCCATGTACTCTTGCCTAAACACTGCTTCTTGACCACCCCTATACAACCTTTCCTTCTCTAACTCAACATACTGCTTATACTGTAACTCTTCAGGAGTATCACCACAAGCAACAGTGTAATCATACTTAATCCTAAAAAACTGAGTACCTACTTTATCATCAGGGTCAAACAAGCTATAAAATAAACCACTCTTACCTGCAGGAGTAGATGCTATTACCATCTTACCACCACACTCAGCAAGAGTAGGCTTACAAGTTAAGTTGTAAAAACTCTCTGGGTTCTCCTCAGTAGGAGTAAGGTAAGCTATCTCATCAATAAACAAGAAGCTGAATCCCCATCCTTTAACCTTCTTAGTAGGAGGAAAACTCTTAATACAACTGTGATTAGCCCAAGTGAGCTGTTCAGCATTAGTAGGTTCAATAAGCTGCTTAGAAAAGAAGTCTTTACACTCATGAGGCTTATTCTTAGTTACTTGATAGTATCTCATGTCACCATCATAAACTAACTGTTTAACACCAGCAAGAAGCTTTTTAGCAGCATCATTCTCTTTACTAACAATACCTATGGTAGTAAACTTCTCAATACTGTTCTTAGGATACTTATTGGAGTAACTCATCCAAAAAGCTAATATCATTATAATAGTACTCTTACCAGTACGCCTAGCTAAACACAAGGCAGTACTAGGATTCTTAAGAATCTGGTCAATAATCCACGCCTGGTAAGGTCTTAACCTCTTTCCTAATAAGAACCAAGCAAAACTAACAGGATGCTCCCTAGCATACTGCATGTGAAAACCTCTCTTCTTCTGTCTAAACTTATACTGTAAAGCCTTAAGGTCAAAATAAGAATTATAAGTGTCCATGTAATCATCTGGAACACTACTAAAAATAGGATTATTATTCCCACCAAGGAACTCTTTAATCTTCTTTAACATCCATTCACCTCACTCAAAAGCATCCGAATCAATAACAACATCATCAGCAAACTTAACATCCATCACACGCCTACCCTTAGCACTCTTATTAGCCCTCTCACTAATCTTAGCAATCTCCAACAAAATCTTAAGCATCTTCTCCTTCTTCTGGGAGAACACCTCTCCTTCCCCTTTATCTATAACTTTCTGCTTATAAAAATCAACTTCCAACTCAGCAGCCTTCTTAGAAACATAAACCAAAGGATTCTGAATGACATCAACAATAGCACTCCTATAAACATGATACAAAGGACAAGCCGACAACTTCTTCTCATTAAGAACAATCTCCTTATCCTTACAAGCATGACGTATCTCACAATCAACACAACTAACATTATCCTTAATAACCTTCAAATGAGCAAAACCATCCTTAATAACAACCTTATTCTCACCCCTCTTCCTCTTCGCATCATCAGGCTCAACAGGATTAGCCTCCAAAGACTTAGCCCAAGCACTCTGCCTCTGAGCCAACGCAGCAGGACTAACAGTATACTTCTTAGTATTCTTAAAACCAAAAGGCCTACTCATCATCCAACACCCCACCATTCTTACACAAACTAACATCAGTATTCAAAGGAGACAACTTATAACAAACCTTACCCCAAACATTCCTATAAGCATGATGAAACAACAAACCATCAGAATACATACTACTCCAATCACAAGCCTCCAACAAAAACTCATTATCAATAAACAACCTACGAAACCTCAGTAATTCTCTCTCATCAGGATTTAACATCATCACTCACCTCAAAAGTACTCTTCCACACACAATCATGTAGCCTTATATATATATTTTATATAATTTATATATTACGTTCTTGAATTATATAATTTATATAATTGTTATTATTTGTTTATAATTTATAATAATAGTAATAAGTATATACTTATTGTATAAAGTATATACTAAACGTACTATATATACTAATCACTAAAGTATATACTAAATAAAAAAAAGATGTATTGTATATGGTTCTTGTGTATTGTATGTACTGTTTGTATGTTGTATGTACATTACGTTTGTTATTGTTATTTCGTATATTGTGTATGTGTATGTTGTATTGTTGTTAGCACATATACACCCTTAGGGTAGTAGTGTATCTATTGGGGTAATGGTTGTTTATGGTACTTGTCATATATTGTTTTTACTTCTCTAGGGTTGGGACAACAACGTTAATTACTTCTGTTCGTACCCTGTCATTGAAGACACACAGTATATGACATATTTGTTTTATAGAGAATAAACCTCTTTTTTCTCTATTTAC